GCGTATCCCCGCACACTCTCTTAATAGACAAATTCCTGGTTTGAATGATATAAGTCAATCGCTTTCATTCTCAACAGTCTGATATAATTATTTGTTTGTTAAGTTCTTTTAGGGACCCGTATATAAATCAACCTTTTTGATTTTATTTATTCTTTAGTTCATTAGAATTTAATTATTTTACTACCCGCATTTATGTAGGCTCTGAATAATTAAATTTAGTTTAGTATAGAATAGTTTCTCTCTCCCCCTTGTAGTTAACGTTGACACGCCTGGAAGCCGTGAAGATGTACCTTTAGATAGGTAAAGAAAAATCCATAATCAATAATTTATATACTTCACAATCCACTAATGTAGTACGAAACAGGTGGGCTGAGTTTCGACAATAAGGCCTCCCCGTATTACTATCCATAGTTTGTGTATAACTCGAATTTATTTTTGTGACCATTTAATACAATACTGATTAGATATAATCTGAGTATTACTTGTATGTACAAAATCGAAGTTTATACACCGCTATAGGCATATATTAATATATTCCATCTGTATGAAAATTCTCAAGTAAGAGGATGGATTCAAATATATTAATTTTGGCTTTGGAAGATTAGTAGTTTCCCCATTAATGAATAGGAAATAGGAAGGAAGTATTTTAGGTTATTGTTGAAAATCAAATATAATATTAATATGAATCTGCTGATTTCACTTTGATTCAGTTGGTTTTTAAACGCGGCTAATTGGAAATTCTAGCCTCAGTCCCCAAGCTTCTCACTATTTCCCGGTATGCTAAAACCGTGAGCGTGTTGATGTATTCCACGTACGCACATATAGGAAAGGGTATGTATAAGTGTCCTACCAACCTCTTTTTTCTTAAACACAACCGATGCAGACAATCTTACAAAACAATTTATCAAGCTTTCAAAACTTTACAAACTTTCAAAAAGATAAAATGGCTCAAGTTAACTTTGAAGATTATCCCATCTGTTGTGGAAGATGTTTCCGCCCTTGCAAGATATCAGATATCAATAACGTCCGCGATATACCTTCTGATCTTAAACACGTAATGAAGCCCGACGACTGTGTTGGGTGCATAAGTGTTGAAACTCTGGAAAAAAGAAATGACGACCGCAAAAAAGAACAATTTGAAAAGGTTAAATCCGATTCAAGTTATTCTTATGTCAAACTGCCTGACGGTTTTGGTGTTTTTCACCGATTCCGAAAACAAGCTCTCTCTAGCTCTCCGCCGATAGTTAAAGAGAAACTTGTCATGATGAAACGCGCCTCTAAAATTGCAATGAAACTTTCAAAACAAGAACCCGAATGTCTTTCAGATGAAGAATTCGATGCCTTGTTGACTGAATATCGTTCTTATGATGCTCAAGAACTTGCTGCTCAGCAAGCCATTGTTCATCATTATCGCAATTTTAGAAGAAATTTGGCCCTTATCTCAAATGATAAGGAAATAACACTGGTGTGTGCCGATTCCGATGACGAACCCTGCTTGAACAATCTTGACACTTTTGTTAAGGTTCTCACAAAAATTGAAAAATCCGACTTAAGCCACTTTAGTTTGTGGCTTATACGGTATGTTGATGCTTTTGGTGATATTTACACTGAAGTTGATGATTTTATTGGTCTTATTTTACATCCTGATCTCTGGCACTTTGTTTTAGGTGCTACATCTCGAGGTAATTTAAGTATAACTAATTTAATTCATTGTCTTCAGTTCGAAAGAACTGAAAAAGTTGACATTGACGACCCCTCGCTTAATACTAAGATGCAAATTCAAGGTTTAAAACGCGCTATTTCTGGTCTTCGAATTTCTGTAAGTGCTTTGGATAAAGGTCTTCTCTATGCTATGCAATCAAACAACATCCTTAGGATTGATAACATAAGAAAACAATTAAAAAGTACTGAAGAAAATCTTCGCCGTAAAGAAATTTTGCTTGCCGCCTTGACTAAAATCGAAGTAGCTCATCCCTCAATGGACATGCAACCAAATGAAGTTGAAAATGTAAACGATCAAGCCACGAACACTGCTGTAGCAACCACTTCTCACGAATTGGTTTCTATCCTCACTGACTCTCCTCCAACGAACGAGTATGTCGATGAAGTTATTACTGATGTGCCTCATCAGTTCCCCGGTTTCACAGACCGGTGGATTAACTTCCGTCGTACAACTCTTGACCGCGCTTTTACAAAAGGCTCGCTTGTGGATATTATTCACTTGCCTGCTGACTTTGTAATCCCTCATTGGAAAAATCCCTCTGTTCTACCATTTCAATCTCATGAATTCTTTTCTGGATCTATGACTTTGAAGTTGCAATGGAACATTCCCAAATCAAATCAATTCTTTGTTATCTCTGGTTACGTTTACCATTGGTTACAGAGAGATCGTCGTAATGAATTAGTTAATCCTTGGTCTATTAGTCAAATGCCTGGTGGCCGCTTGAATGGTCACGTAGCCAATAGTACAGAAATTAAAATTCCTTTCATGTCTTATTTGCCTGCAATTCCCATTCGCCCTAATAGTACAGCTTTAAATTTGTATTACGTAACTTTGTTTGTAATGTCTTTAACTGATTTTGAAGTTTCAACTGGTGGTGTTTCTACTGCTGAGTTAATTTATAATATAAAGTTTAATGATGATTTGAAATTCTTTGGCCAACGTGAAGTAGACTCAGTTCCTCCAACTTTTACTGTCCCTGTAGAACCTCCCGAACCTGCCACTCCCTCGATGATGACCGCCGCTGCAACGGCAACCGCTTTGAAAAATGACACAGTCCGCAATGTTAAAGGATCTTTAATCAGAACAGCAAATTCTGTAGTTAGAACTGGGGTATCCGCTGCTGTGGGTATTCTTAATCGTACTGCTGAAGCTGCTGTTTCTAAGGTAATTCCATCTCGTCGCCAAAATCGCGACAAACCAAATGATCTCCAAAATATGGCTCTCCATCAGAGAACTGTATCAAATATTGCCTCCGGTTCTGGTAATTTTGCTTCTGAGACCTTCCGTCTCCAAGAAACTGGTTCAACGCCACACCCTGAATTTTTGTTTGGCACTGAAAAATTTTCTAGTATTAAGCCTATTATTGAAACTGAAGGTTTTGTAAATTCATTTAGGATTCCTTTAACTGCTGCTGCTGAAACTTCTATTGCTAGATTAACTGTTAATGTTGCTCCCCCATTCCCTTCTGCTGGTGGTACGCTTTTTCCTTCTGCTCCGAATTTTTTAAATTGGACTCCTGTTGATCACATGGGTGCTTGGTTTGCTAATTATCATGGTAAGTTGCATTTCCGTTTCGAGTGTGTTGTTGATGGTTTTAAGACCTTCCGTCTTAGAATTGCTTATTTTCCAAATTCTACTACAGCTAATAATCCAACGTATGCTGAATCTTTATCAGTTTATAATCGTATTTTTGATGTAGGTGCGGATCTTGATACCGCTTTGTCTTTTGATTTTGAAGTTCCTTACATTCATGGTTCCTTAAACTATAATTATCTTGATACTAATAAAGTTAGACATGCTGCCGGCTTGCTCGTAATTTATGTAGAAACTCCAATTAATCAACAAGAAAATTTAGTTCCCGGTTTTGATCTTTTAGTTTTTAAACGTGCAGTTCCTAATCAAATGCTTTTTTCCGTTCCAATTCCAAATCGTAGCATTCTCTCTGTAACAGATACTGGTTCCATTCCAGTTCCACCTACGCCTCCTCCAGGTTTAGTGTGGAATCCACTTCGTTTAAATGTCACCTTTAGTGATTTTGCTTTTGCCGGTACTTTATGGTCTTGTACTGTAACTGTTGTTTCTCCTTTTGACACTTGGTCTAGAGTTATTGGCACCACTCAAGGTGCTCAAGGTACCTCTCTTTCAGGTGCTTCATTTTATAGAAGCGTTTTCAATGCTAATTTCATTTCGAGTAGTTTCCAATTGCAATTTACGCCAATAACGCCAGCTGCTAATGTTAATGTTAGAATGTCTTTTCTTTTTGTGGGTGTAGGTACTGAGAATTTTGAACGTTTAGCTAATAGTACAGGTACTTTTGCTTTTGATTTAGATTATAATGGTTCTAATCCAACATTTAATCCAACTTTTATCGAAGAGGCCAGAGCCTCAATGGACCATAGAGAATTAGAAACCGATGTCGTAGACTTAGTTGGTCCCTTTGACCCTTTAGGTCCTGGTATTCATGGTGAAGATCATATGTCCCTTCAGGATAATATGCGTAGATTTGAACAATGGCATTCGTTAGTTTTAGATTTACCTATTAGTGAAGAACCTATTAGAGTTTTAACCCTCCCGTGTAATTTTGGTGCTCCGGTATTTAGAAATGGCCTTCCGCGTAAGTTAAAAGGTAATAAAATGATTCATTTGCATGATGCCATGCGCTTCTCGCGTGGTAGTTTAAGGTTTGTAGTTGCTTTTAATGGTTTGGGTGTCAACCGTCCAGTTGGCACTTTTGTTATAGTTCATCGTCCCCAAGTAGTAGATTATCCTTTTACGACTGCTCTTCAAGTAGCCCCAGCTCAATATAATGATTTAGGTTATGGTGAAACAATTGTTTCACTTCAGCAAAATAACGTAGTTTGTTTAGAAGTTCCAATGTATGTTCCTAATTTAGGCATCCTCAATGCCTCTTATGATTCAAATGAATATTTAACTAGTCTTTCTCAAGGTTTGGGTACTTTAGATTTTTATTATACAGGACCTTCTAACCGCTTCTCGGTTCAAATTAAACGTGCTTTTGGTGATGACACTATGATGTATGGTTTTAATGGCTTCCCCGTTAGAACTCAAGCTGAAACTGAGCCAGGTATTGCCTTCAGCATTCCAGAACTTGCTAAGCCCAGTGTCGACATTGATCTAATCCCCAAAGAAACTCGCGATAAAATTAATGATGCTGCCGACGGCATCACTAATCTCACTTCTCTCATGTCGGATTTTACTGAAAAATTGACCAGTAACGTAATGCAAAGGGAAATTCTCATGACCATTGTATTGCAGATTAGTCAAATTATCAATAATCCCACGGCAACGACTTTCGCTTTATCCCTAGGACAAATTCTCGTCAATCTTCGTCTCATCTCATTTGATTTCGTTTCCACTCTCAACTCTAAACTTGAAAAGGTTTGGGGTATCATTATTGAAGCCGTAAGGCCTTCAATGAATGGAAGCGAAGCCAGCGTTGATGAGGATATTGACACTCTCGCCGATCTCACTGGCACACTCCTCACCGGAATAACATCTTTCTTTGGTGTGAAGTCTGCCAGCAAACTCTCTTTTTCAGAGAGAATCTCCACTAGTTTTACGTATGGTGCATCTGTACATATGAGGATCGTTGAGTTCGTTAAATCCATCTTAAATTTTGCAAAGAAAGCAGTTGTTTTTGTATGCAACAAATTTTTCCCTGAAAGTAAACTTTTAGGATATCTCAAAGATGGAAGTATTGAACTCTGGATTCAACGTGTTCAGGTAGTCACTGACGCTACGGTCGCTACTAAAATTCTCAATAGTGCCAAAAACATAGCTGTAGTGTATAAGTTGGTGAAGCAAGGTGAAGACTTTAATTTTAGATTGGCCAAACGAAATGGTAAAAGTGGACTTTCGCGTCTCGTCAGTTCGCTTCTCTTCAATCTCAAGAAACTTCGGGATAGAATTGGAATAACTAGTCATGTTCCAGTTTCTCAACCGAATCCTTTCTGTTACTATTTGTTTGGTGAATCTCAAATTGGTAAGTCCGAGCTTCTCAAGGACGTTAGTTTAGAATTAATGGCTGCAAGTTATCCCGAGCTTATCGTGGACAATCTCATTTTTGTAGCCCCTGAAACTGAAAAGTATTGGTCGAAGTATTACACTCAACCGGTAATCCATTTTGATGACTTTGGTCGTCTTCCACGCGAAGAATCAACGGAAGAAGATCTCGCCCGTTTGTGTGGACTCAAAAGTGGTGCGCCGTTTGTAGTGCCAAAACCGTTCGAAGATAAAGGCCTTGTTAGCGTGGCCCGACTCATCGGATGTGCTTCGAACATAGACTATCCAGTTATCAATGGTCTCAAGCATGAAGTTGGTTGGAATCGAAGAGATGTTGTTTATAAAGTCACAGTCGATTTCACTGATTATCCAACTTGTGCACTCCATGAAGGTCAAGGGTTTGCCCTTACCTGCAAGGATTGCATAGGTTTGATCAGTGATGATCGATTAAAAGTTAGGAGAGACTTTAGGTTTGAGCTGAAACCATCGCATTCAGCTAAAAACTTTTCAGCCGCTCCTAACAAATTGACTTATGAAGAATTTCTCATCGATATCAAACGAAGACATGCTACATATGTAGTTGAGTGTGATAAGTTTGCTCAGGAACAGAAGATTAAAATTGCTAAGATAATGGGTAGAGAGATTGGTGAATTTGCCGTCCCAGTGAAATCATGGTCTGATTTAGCCGACATTGTAACAGATGAAGACTTTGAAGATGTAATTGAAGAACTGGGAGGCTTAAATAGCCCAGCCAAGGCATCAATGTTGTTTGATCCACTATTTCGATGGTGGTATGGCGATGAAGATGCTGATGTTGAAGATCTCACTATACAATATCTTGATGATGAGTTATCTTGTGATCACAGCACTGTGGAAGGTAGGATACCAGTCTTTGGCAAAGACTGTTATTACTGGCCTAACACTGAATTGAGTAATTTGCCGTGTTCGCAAGAATGCGATTGGCCTATCCGTGAGGCTAGTTACTTAAGACAGTGGTACAGTGAACTGAAAGAGAAAGGAACAATACCCAAGGGCTTTCCCAAACGCTATGATGAAGATTATTTAGAACGTGTCAGAAGAACCGTTCGGTCTGAAATAGAAATTTTGAGTAAGTATGCTTGGGCTGACAACCTATCAAAAGTGTTGGCCGTTCTTAGTTCAGCGCTACTTCTCGTTGGTGGCTTCATGATGTTTAAGAATCTCTGGGACAAACCAAAAGTTGTTTCACTCACAGATCCTGATGCCACCGTCGAGACGTATGCGCTGGAAGAAATATTTCCACATGAAATGCCCCAACATGGGCATCCTGCCCTTGAGGTAAGTGGAGATGTGAAGACCAAATTTGCTTCGAAAGTTAAATCTCGGGGTAAACGACCAGCACTTAAGGCTATTAACGCTAAGCCTTCACAAGAATTAGCGTCCGTTGAGCAAGCTTTTCTTAAGATACAGCAAGCTACCATCACTATGTCTGCCGAGAATGCGGGTACTGCTAGATGTTTACACCTTGGTAAGGGGGTATACTTCACACAGTTACACGCATTCTGTACTATCACGGTTCAGACGGCAAACAAATTGATGGACTTGTTTAACAAACGGACTTGTTGCAATAGTGGCTGCGTTCCTTATAAAGGAACTCCTAATGCTCTTGGTGCTATAACATCTATAGTAGACCAAAGAACAAGGATACATCATTCTCCAGAATGTGTTGCACAAACTAACGCGCTAAGGCCGATTGTACTAGAAAAGAAAGACTCTTCGGGTTGCGTCCATAGACAGAACATCCGTCTATGTGACATCTTCGCTCAAAACTCGCAGTTTATGGTGGATTCGAATGGAAATGACTTCGTACTGTTCAGGATGAGCCTTAAAGGCTTTGATCCTCCGAACGTCAGAGAATATCTCCTGACAGAAGAAGTAACGTCCTATGTGAATCCGGACTCGTGTGTTTTGATGCATTGCAAAGCAGACCATTCTTGGGCACAACATCAGCTCAAGAAGGTGACTGAGGTGAATAGTAAGGTTCGGTACAGTGAAGCAGACTTAAAACTCTGGTCTAATGCGAAAGTGTTGGACGTTGCCGTAACTGGATACTCTTGTGCAAATCCTCTTTCCGAAAAGGAAGCTGGAATTGCGTGTGGATCAGTGCTTTTCGACACTTCGACACTCAAGATACTTGGCATTTTGTCAGCATCGTCGAAAGCAAAGCTCTGGTTCAACGCATTTACAGCTGAACAATGTGAATCCATTCTTGGAGGAACAACGTTTAAAGCACGAGATATCGAGTACGAGGAGGTTCGTGCAGCCAGTAACATCGTTAAGGTTGAAAAACACGAGAGTCAGTCTTTATCACTAACAACACCAGCCATGAAGACTTATCACAGCACCAAATCTACTATAAGGAAAAGCAAATGTCATGAAGAATTTGGCCCAGTTGTACGTTCACCGTGCAATTTGAGTCAAAACGGGGATAACGGCCAAACAGCAGTCGTTAAAGGACTTTTGAATTACGTCCCTCATCAACCTTTCCCAGAAAGAGACATGATTTCAGCGAGAGACGACATCACACATATGTTCTTAGATAATTGTAGACCAATTATAGAAGTAGTTAGTAAAAGAACTTTGTATGAAGCCGTTTGTGGTGTTCCACAGCACATTCCTCGCTTAACCATGTCGACAGGCCCTGGCTTACCTTGGAGTTTGTACGCAGACACTAAACGTAAGTCAGATTTACTAGTTTTTAATGATGAGCATGAGCTCATAGGAGTCCATAAAGATCTGGACAAAATGATAAAACTAGAGGAAGAGTTGATGAAGAACGATCAAAAGCCTATGACAATCTTTCAGATTTCTTTGAAGGACGAAAGATTGAAACTCGAAAAGCTTAACAACGTTCGCTTGATTCAGGGGAGTCCCCTGAGCCTTACCATCTCAGCAAGAAAGTATCTCATGGATTTCAACTATGCTTTTCAGTGTAATAACTGGAGGCTTGAACACGCCGTTGGAATCAATGTCCAATCTATTGAATGGGATGCTTTAGCCCGTAGCTTGCTCGATTTTTCACCGTACATCTGTGTGGGAGATTTTAGTAAGTTTGGGCCTCGTCTGCTAACCGAATTTGTCCGCAATTGCAGCTATATCAGCAATAAGTGGTACGAACAGTTTGAATCAACAACTGATGAAGATCAGAGAGTTAGGGAACAACTTGGAGAGAGGGCTATCAATTGCAAGAATCTTGCTTTTGATCAGCTTATCGAATTGTCATGTGGTAGTCCTTCTGGGGCTATTGACACTGTCATAAAGAATTCCATATGCAACATGCAGTACATTCGCTGTGCATGGATAGGAATTATGAGAGAAAGAAATCCCAAACTGTCTGGCCTTCACCATTTCAAAACGTATGTAAAGTTCATTTGTTATGGCGATGACGTCATATTCTCTGTCAAGGAGGAAGTGATTGATTTGTTTAACAATGAAACAATAAGTGAATACTTTGCTAGATTTGGCGTCAAATATACCGACGCAGATAAGGATGGAGCGATTCGTAAGTATTGTTCACTTGAAGAAGCAACGTTTTTGAAATGTGGGTTCAAATTGTATCGCAACACCGCGGTCAATGACGGAATCTGGATATGTCAACCAGATGTAAAAGATATAATTGACACAACAAATTGGGTTAGAAAACCCAAGGGTACACCTCAAGGTGCGAACTTAGATCACGTATTAGATCAAGCAGCTATTACCAACTGCGAAGACGCGATCAAAAGGATGTGGTTTCACGGAGAAGAACGTTTTAAAGAATTCCAGTCCAAAGTTCAAGCCTTTTGGCGTGCTCAGAACAGCCCTTGCACACTCAGATACTTCAGTTTTGAAGGATTACAAACCGATTATGGCTTTCCACTTAAGGGTGAAAGTTATGCATATGAGGATCTTCTTATGAAGGCGTATATTCAACAAAACGGAGATCTGGAGGCCGTTGCCATCAACGAGGAAAATGATGGAATGTATTTAGAAACTTGGTCAAATCCCCAAGCAGAATCTGATTCTAGGAAGTGTTCGCACAACCAATATGATGAAAGAGACTGTGAGAAAGGACAGTACAAAGAGGCGATCGAGTCCGAAAAGTGTCTAAATACAGGTGTGAATGGTGTAAACGTCGATTGGGTTCGAACCCCATATATTCGTCATAGTGACACCATTAGTTAAGAGAATTTAGCTATCACGCAACCACAGGAGGGTTCATCTCTCACTTTGTGAGATGTAACTCGCGTGAATAAATATCCTGCTGAGATCAAAGCTTCCATCGTTGCTGACAACGCTCGTTGCGCCAACGACACTGGCTCCCCCGAAGTGCAGGTTGCCCTGCTGACTGCCCAGATCAACCATCTGCAAGGTCACTTCAAAGA